TTATCTTTCTCTTACCACTCTGCTGCTGCAGATGTTGCTGGATTATCAAAGCCCAAATAAAATGCTTCTTGTTCTGCATAAGGAACTTTTCTTAATGCATTTTCAATATTTGGAAATTCATATTTTGACCAGTCAAATGGTTCTGCATCTTGCTTAAGTGGAATAAGAGTATATGTAGTTTCTGTACCCTTACCACTACGCTTTAGTTTCCAAGTCATATTTGATAGACTTTGTGACTCTGAAGCATATTCTCTGATAGTATTAAATGTTGCTGACTTAGCAACTCCCATACTCCAAATTGCAACATATGGTTCGTTAATTGCATCATCTACTAGAACGCTTGTGTAAAACCTTAAACGTCCACCCCATCCAGCCTTTGGATCTTTTCTGTGCATTTCTTCTGCCCAGTCTCTACCCTCTGTGTCAACAGTGTCTATAGCCTTACGCTTATAGTCTTTTGGATTTGTGTGTTCTTTTACAACAAGACTTAATCCACGCTTTTCTTCATAATGTGGTGAGTCTGCATCTAATTCTGCAACGAACCTAATTTGTACACTTTGTCCATCATCAAGTTTTAACCACTTAATTTTTGGACCATTGTTATCATATTTTGGTTTATCAACAATTGCTTCTATATTTTTTAACCCTCTTATAATTGCCATATTTCTCCTTAGTGTTTGTCCTATAAATGGACTTACCTTATTGTAGCATTGACATGACTATATTGTCAAACCCTAAAACAAAATCTTTTAATTCTTTATCAGACAAATCGGACACATCTTTAACACCACTTGGAAGTTTTGCTACTACACATCTACTAGATCCAAGATCGGTTATTAGTTTATTAGACATATTAGTTCCAGCATCGTCATTATCACCTAATGCAATAACTTGATTAAAATATTGTTTTAATAGTTTTCTTTGTTCTTTAGATATTGTTGCACCTAAAGTAGCAACTGCATGAGCACCGACCTGTTCTAGTCTAATGGCATCAAATGATGACTCAACAACAAATATTTTATCTACTCTTTTATTTCTAAATAGGTTAAACAAAGTTTTACTTTTAGGAAGATCTACTGAGTTTTTAAATCTTTTTCCTTCTATTGACCTTCCAACAAAACCTAGACATATTCCGTCTGGTGAATGCACTGGGATAATTACCATGTCTTGATTTGTTGAATATCCTAACTTATATCTATCAATACTATCTTTATTTATGCCTCTGTCATTAAAATATTTCATAGCCCTAACATTTGTAAAAACATTTTCATGTAATCTTTCTATTACTTCTAAATCATATTGTATAAAAGTGTTTGTTTTTTCAAGGGTACTTGATATTTGATCTATAAGATTTCTACTATCTGCCTTTGAATCTATCAATCTCATTACTTCAAAATAAGATTTTTTACTAATCTGCATAATAACTTCTATTAAATTTTTAGATTCCTGACAAGAAAAACACCAAAATATTCCAGTCTCTTTTGAAACCTCCCCTGCTGGAGATCTATAGTTATTATGAAAAGGACAAAAAATCATCAAATCATTATCTAGTTCGTATTGAATATCTATGCCAGCGGCTATAAGACTTCGCTTGACTTGTTCTTCTGAGTAGTAGGTAACATTACTGGACTGTTTTTGTCTATTCCTGCTATACACTTTGCTCTATCCTTACCAACATGTACCCCATAAACTGATAGTCTAAAATTGAATGCTTTACCATTATACGACAATGTAAAGTCTGTGTCAATATCATATCTAGGAACGTATCCGTTATTTCTCATAGCAGACTCAAGCATAAATATGTATTGCTGTTTTAACCTAACAATTTGAGAATCATCATGGATCTCGCCTTCAAGGTCAAATTTTTTTATTGACTTATGACTATACATGTAATAATTATATAGTTATATTATGATTTGTCTTCAAAATCCTTATATAAGAATCTTCCAGAGTCAAAGTCAACATCTATCATAAAGTCTCCACAAAATCCATGTCTATTCTTTCTAAAAGCACATTCAAGAATAGATGTGCCCTGAGCACGTCCAAGTGCTAAAACCCAATCAGCATCATAAGCCAACTGCTTTGACCAAGCAACCTGACCAAGTGATGGGACACTGTTCATGTCTGTAGCATCATCTGGTGTTGCAGATGCAATAGCAACAATAGGAACCTGTGCAGATATTGCCAATACTTTTAATTCTCTTGAAATACTTTTAATTTTTACAACTTCATTATCTGTTGGAACATTTGATTGCATTAATTGAATATAGTCTACAAATACAATGTCTGGTGAATATTGATCTATCTTTCCTCTTAATACAGAAGTAGATAATTCCCCTACCCCGTCATTTGAGACAATATGAAATGGTGGCATACCACTTAAATGTTGTTTTCCCCAAAGATTAAAAGACTCTTCATCTACTTGTCCAGATGTAAGTTTTCTATGTGAAAACATTCCTTGACCCATAATTGTATACACACGATTTCTAACTTCTTTTTCTGTCATTTCAAGAGATATTACTAAAGGTCTTCTTCCATTTTTCCATGCTTGAACAGCCATAAAAAGTGCGAGCCAAGACTTACCAATAGCAGGATAAGCAAGAAGAATGCCAAACTGACCAGGAGTAATGCCTGCTGGAAGATAGTTATCAAACCCCGCAAGACCTGTTTTAATACCATAATTACCTTTTTCATTTAACTCCTTTATGTATTTAAAATGTGCAACAGCATCTTCAATATCTGTAGCATCAACATCTCTAATATCTGCAGTAATTTTTTTTAACTCAGAAGTCTTTCCAATTAAATTATTCAATGCATCGTTTGGCTTATTGTCTTGTAATTGTTTAGCGGTAGACATCAAGACTCCGCTTAAACTATCTTGCAAAAAAGAAGTTCTTAACTCTTCTAAATGATATTTTGTATTTCCTATTTCTCCAACTGGATTAAAGTCTTTAAACTTTTCTACCACCAAAGACATAGATGGCACTACAGAATTTTGTTCGCTGTATTGCTTTATAAAATCCCAAACATCTTTATGAGTTCTAAATAAACTATCTGGATTTGCCTGTAACAAAACATATATTTGCTTATCTTTCAATACGGCTGAAAGAACTTTTGCTTCTAAATCTACAGACATTACTTTAGCCAATCCTTTGCTTGTTGCCTTAAAATCATTCTAACCCTACTATCTTCATCTCTTAAATTTTTAGCCTTATATATTTTATCAGCATTATTTTTAAACCAAAGCCATGATGGTGTTAAAGAAACCTCAAAATAATAATTCATTAACTTATAACACTCATCAACTGTATATGAATCTATTAATGCTTGTGCTGCATACTGCTCAGTATATCTATTTAGTTTATGATCTAAACCTTTTTGTTTTAAACGTTTTTCAAACTCACTAAGAAACTTATGTTTAACCTGATTCTTTGTTAGTTTTTTTTCTTCTGACACTATTCTAATTCTTTCTTAGCCTCGTCTACTTTGGCAATAACTTGTTCTTCAACAAATTTATAAACACGATCCATTGCTAAATCCATTGTTTCACCTTCTCTAAGAAAATCTGTACAACCTAAATCAACTCTTAGACTTTGAAAATTTCCTAAATTAAGTGTATAACCAAGTGTTACCGATACGTTAGTTTTATCTGACATAATCACCACGTTTCCTCTGCCCAGACGGGAATAAATTCTCCGTCTTTAGTTTGTGTATATAACATAATAGCATCTCCTATCAAAGAACGCAAGTCCTTTTCAGTAGGAACATTTTTACCTATTGTTATTTGTCCGTCTTTTCTTGGCCTTCCCACATGAATATTACACATTCCCTCACGAATATTAAACAAATCATCTTCTGAGTAATAAGACATTTTTTGCCACTTTCTTTCACCGTTCAAAGTTGCACCAGTAGGTGGTGGTATCAACTGAGCCTTTATAAGTCTTTCAAACTGAATTCTAGATTTTTTAAAAATTTTAATTGTATTTCCTATTGTAAAAGCCCTTTTTCTGTGCTTTCTAAAGTCAGATAATAGCATAGACTGATCCTTATCTTGAGCATAATTGTATAGATATACTATGTTGCTAGCCCTATTAGAATGAACAACTCTAACTAAATTTTTATTCAAAAAGAATATAGTTCTACTTGCCTCTATATTATGCTGCCATTCTTTTTTGCTCTGGCTTTTTCTAATTTCATTATCCATCTTATTCTCTCATCAAAGGAACTAACATTATGATACATCTCTCTTTGCCCACACTTTAAACAATATAGTTCTATATGATCATAGGATAAAAATACCCTATCAACAAACATTTTACCAGAACACTTTTTACAAGTCAAGGCTTTTTTTATATTCATCTTGAAATTATATCAGACTATGATAAACCTATTGCAATAAGGTTAATTTCTATATTTACAGAACCAGTGCTTCCTGATGGGAATTTTACTATTCCATCTACCCTGTCTCTTGTTACTGATGTTAAAACTACTGTGGCAGCGTTACCACCAGATACTGTGCTTGTAATGTTGGTAATTCCAGCCACTGCGACTGGAACAGAGTTAAAACTTGGATAGAAGAATGAAAAACTTTGTTCTGGGGAGGTAGTAATGTTATTAATAGATATAGACTGAACCTCTCCGTAAAATTTTAAAGAACTGGTGCTAGCCTTTGTTTTATTTATACTAGACTGACTAGCGGTATTTTGTGTTGTTTGAAGATCCCCAATTGCATCTACTATAGAAGACAGCAGGGTTACATCTATTGGTTGACCACGACTAGGTGTGTTTATAGTTGCCATATTGTATCCATTATATCACTATAGGGTTATAATTTCAGTTTCAAACAATTTGTATATATCGTCTTCTGAAGGTGGTATTGGATACGAAGGCATCTGTACCTTTATTTGAACATAGTCGGCTAAAACTGGAACATTGATGATTATACTATTTCCACTGTTTCTTTTAAAAAAAGTGTAGTTTCCAGTTTGATCCCAGTCTATAAATATGTCATGATTTTCTACGTCAGTTAACGGCATAACATCATCCCAAGAAAGTGTTATAGTTTTTTGTCCATAAGTTGTTGTGTTGATATCAAATGTGTATGAAGCACTTGCACTGGCAACTTGACCTGTGCTATCAAGAACAAATATTGGAGACCACTCAGAAATTTCGTTATAGTCTTTTGTTGTTATTCTAAATCTAACTTTATGTTTTCCATCTTGACCAGGGTATGGTAATTTATCTACTGGAATAATAACTCTAGGCATTATGAAACACCAATGCCAAATCTATACTCAATAAAGTTGTTTGTATTCTCTTCTTTTAATACTGGATAACTATCATTTGTTGTTATAAGATTATATCCAACTAAAGAATACAATGGGTTTGTTGCAGTAACATTATCTATTCTTATTCCATCAAATAAGAAAAAGTAATTATTATCTGTTACCCCTAAATTTGACATAGATGAATAAATTTTAATTAAGTTTATATTAGCCCAAGAAAAAGTAGGGTCTGTAGTAAAATCAGATATTTTTTTAGTTAACACTTGATATCTATTTTCTCCTACTGATACCGCATTTGTAAAAAACTCTGCATATGCTTTTGGAGGCTCTGTTTCAATATTTGGTAGATTGTTAACAAACTCTAATAGTATTCTAATATCATCTGGAGTGTCATTTGAATTTGTATACCTTCCCATTATGCTAAATGCTATTTTTATTTCATCATCTGGAAGGTTTTGACTTAGATCAATATTTACATTTGAATTTTGTAGGTATTTAGATCCAGCCTGTGGTACAAAACCTGAGTTTAAGTATGCTGCTGCCCCATTGGCTAGCATTGCTCTATTTAAAAATCTTGGTGGCTCTTGTTTGTTTTTTCTATCAGTGTTGTCAAAAATAGTTGAATCTGAATTTATAAAAACAAACTCTGGAGTACTTGAGTTTACACTTGCTGTTATATTTCCTTGATCGATTGGGATGTTTGGATATGTAACAATTGAAGCACTTACCCCATTTGAGTATGTCCATGATTCTCCTGGAGAAAAAGTTATAAGCATTTTGCTATCATATCTTCCAGCAACAACATTGTTTGCACCAGGAAATAATCCTATTTCTGTAATTTTATATCTTTGATCATTTGGCATCTGTGCTTTAAATACTAATTTTTCATCTTCCCCATCTTTAATAAAACCTCTTGATAATATGGGTACCCTAAAAACTTCAAAGTCTAAAGATTTTTTATCAGAAGAAATAGATGCAGATGCCCCAGTAATTAATGCTTCTGGACCTACCCCAGCAGCAATATGCGTAGCAAAGGTAGGTGCTTGCCCAAGCATGTATTTAGCAATAATCTGCTTTCCGTCATTAGTAATCATTATCGCACCTCTACAATTGTACCATTTGTGTCTATCTCAACCTCAATTAACTCATCAGAGGTTATATTAATTAATTCAATAATAAGTCCTCCACTTTCATCTATGTATATATAACTATCCAACCCTCTATCCTCTAGATACTCATCTCCTGGTATTTTATTTTCAAGTTTAATAGAAAAAGCATTATATAAAGAATCATTAGATTTTTGAAATGATACTAAATTTGAAGCATCATATTCTTTTTTAATTGCTGATAGATTAGAGATTATATTATAGTAAGGGTTAATTCCATCTACAGTATCTTGTCTTGTAAATTTAGTTAATTCTACCGCTCCTAATTTTTCAAATACCAAAAAAGTAATTTCAGAAACATCATTTGTATTTCTATCAAGAGACACAAGATTATCTTTATTTGGAATTTTATTAGATATAGAATCTCCAGTAACAGTCATGCTATCTAAAATATTTGATGGCATTGAAGTATCAGAACTGGTTGTAGCATTAAACTCTTTTGATAATTTTAATTTATAATCCTCTATGTATTTGCCAATATTGCTTAGTTTAGATGCCGCTACCCCAGCCTTATCTTTTAAACTTGCTTGCTTTACCGCTTCTCTTTTAATTACATCAAGTTCTGCCTTACTAATACCTTTTCCAGTTTTGGCTGCTTGAGCAATCATGTTACTAATAAATTTTGATTCTTTAGTATCTAACTTGCCCTTGGTTGAAGATAAGGCAGCATTTACTTCTTTAACAACATTTTTAGTTGTACCAGCACTACCACCTTGTTTACCAGAATTTTTAGGAGCAGAAACTTTGTTTTTAGCCATTTACCTCAACCACCTTTATTATGCTAGAAGGACCCTCTGTAGATCTAGCATACTGTATTTCTGAAACAACAAACTGTTTATCAACATCCACAAATTTATCTCCGCTAGGCATAGTGTAATCTATTGTAACAATATCTCCCAATTGCAAATGAGATGTTGCAAAAACCTCTAACAAAACAATCCTTCTTGGACTTATAGTCTTAGACAAAACCCAGCCAAGCAAATTTTTAGCCTGATCCTCACTTTGAATATACAAAGTATCTAACACAAACTCTTGTTTTCCATACTTAGATCTACTTATCTTTACATCCTGATAAATTTTTTCTTGTTTACCAGGTGACAATATTAAATTATTCAAAATAACTGGATCAGAAAAATTAGATCTATCTTGATAGTAATTATCTGAAGTTAAAATATTAGAAGTATTCTGCGTAAATGTTATTCCTATAATCTGTAAATAATTACCAGATGTCTCATCCAAGACAATCATTTTATCCGTGGCATTAAAAACTAAAAATTCTGCACCATAAGAATCTGCATAGAACCCAGAAGTAACATATGTTTTTTCATTACTAAATATAGGCTTAAGCATCGCTCTAAATGCTGGGTATGCCTTATCATATTTAATATTAAAGTATGCACATTCTCTTAAAATAGTTCCAAACTCATCATAATAAATATCATACTTGGGTGCAGTTTGTGTTTGTATACCACTTAAATATGCTTCTTGAATAAATCCAGATAAAGAATATTTTTTAAGTACATCAGAAGAAGTTATTTGTTTTGCTCCAAAAACTTTTGACACATCTTCTACAATAGTAGTTTTACTTTGAGATTCTTGATTTTTTAAAGCATATATATTTTCAAACATACATTTTGATCTAGACCTAATAAATAATCCCATATTATTATATTTAGGTAATGGACTACCGTCATCAACTGTTGCAATTTGTATACCATTTAAATATAAATAAAATCTACGAGTAGCACCAATGTCTTTATACTCTATAGCCAAATCATATATGGTAGGGTTAGACTCATTTGAAATTCTATCTTGGCCCACAAACTTACCCTCATCTACTAAAATTTTTGATAGCCCACCCCATAATTTAACTGGCATAGCAATTTCTTTATTATCAGAAACACCTCTTGTAACTTTATAAAATAAAATATTATGTAATACAGATGACTCTTCTCCAGTGTCTTTATCTTTTGTATTATAGTTTTCTAGATTATCCGTACTTAATGTACATATTTCAAAGTAATATCCATTAATATTATCTGAGTCAAGCATTATTGCCATACCCCCAGATCCTCCAGAAAGGGTAACATTTTCTGAACCAAAGGGTGCTGGAACAATGTAATATTCACTAGCATTGGTTGCGGTCTGAGTACTTCTATTTGATTCTTTTCTTCCTATAATTCTCATCCTTGTTCCAAAATGTTTGTAGTCTGAGTCTAAAGTCTTTTTAACTAAACTAATGTTATCTTTTGTTGCGTTACTACTTGGACCATTAAAAACTAACGCTGAAGACTGAACTGTTCCTTTTGAGGTAACTTTCAAAGTTTTTACTATATCATCTGAAGGAATGTTTTCTCTTTGAAAATTTGCAATGACTCCATTAATTAAAGAATTTTTAGCAACCGCTTTTCCTTCTTGCCAAACCTTTTCATTAGCATTTCCTTCTGATGGTCTTGTAATTTTTTCTGTAGGTGTAGTTGTAAACAAATAACTTGAGTCCATCTTATACCCATCAAGATTATTAACATCTGACCAAAAAGATCTTAAACCTGCTGGGTGCTCAACTAACTTAGTCCCAAACTGTGCTCTTCCACTTTTCTTTATTGATCCATTTTTATAAACTGTTGTATATGTTGCACTAGCATTTATAATATCTTCATAATATGGCTCAGTATAAATTCTTATAAGTCCAGTAGGATACATTTTCCCATTAAAAGGTAGTTGACTAAAGTATTCTTGATATTCTATTTCATCAGATATCCATTCAATTCCTACCCCTGGAATTGTATACTGAATAGCATCATACTTTATTATTTCACCATTAGCATACAAATATCCTTGAAGTCTTGGAAGCCAATATACATTCTCTCCGATATCTATAACATTATTTAATATTTGATTATTTTCAACATAAGGTTCTGCTGCTGGAATAGTTAAATTTAACGCTACAGCACCCAGAGTATATGTTCCAGTTTTACTTTTTTCATTAATAGTTTTATAACTTGTTTGAGCAGGAACTTCCCATAATACTACTGGTTGATATCCATAAGTTCTATCCTCGTCTGTATAAATACCTTGCTTAAGTGAAATAGGAACCCTTTGAACATATCTAGTAGTATAGTTTACTCTACCGTCATTTATTACTTTAGTTTGACCATCTTTAATTTCAATAACGTTTGGCAATGTTTCATTACTTTTTTGACCAAGCATTACCATATCAGTTTGTCTTTCTCCTAAGTTTGGCAATAAATATTCTTTACTCATAATAACAAAGTTGTTATACTCATCAAAAAACATTGCTGTCTGGGTTGAAAGAGATAGCCTTTGTAATACATTTGCTACGTTAGCCTCTGGCTCAACAAAAAAATATGGAATAATTGGATCTGTTTTACCACTAATATTTTTAAAAACGTAGTTTCCAAATCCTACGTTGTCTAGTAATGATGCTACAGCAAATGTTAAAGATACATTTTGAAAAAATAATGGAGGGCAAGACTGAGTTTCAAATTTAAAAAATGAATCACGAAGGCTTAAATTAACATCTATTAAACCACTACCACCTTTTGGAAACTCTTCTATGTACATACTTTTTATAGGAATATACTTATCATAATTATTTACATTTTTAACTATCTCATAAAAATCTACTCTTGTATTAGGGTTTAATAAATTAGATATAATACTTCCTTGATTATCTTCCATTAAGTTTTGATCACTAAAAGCAAAATCATGATTCATAATAGTCATAGAACCATTAGAAACAGATATGTTGCCTACTGGAAGCCCTGTGCTATCATTAGACAAACTTTTGGTAATTTCAAAACCCAAAACATAATTAGATATATCAGCAGTCAATCTTGGACTTAATTCTATTAAATCAAAAGTAACATCTGGGGCATACATAGTTTCAACCTTTAATCTTAATCCTTTTAAGAAAACAATATCTCTAAAGATAGCATTCCCGCCATCAATATAAAATAAAGGATTAGTTAATGATTTTACAGTTCCAACCTTTTTTGTATTATCATCTTCAAGTAATTGAAACTTATACTCAACTGCAAAAGTCTTCCATTCATAATCTAACTCATCCCATACCTTTAAATCTCCAGCAGTTGTTGAAGAAGCATTAATAACGTAAGACTCACCAGTTACTGTTCCAAATGGTGGTAGTTGAGTTGAGTCATCCAACATGTCAACAAAATAAAACTGACCCTTATACTTATCTGGTATAGAAATTCCATAAAATAATTCAACATATCCATCCCACTTTACTATATCTGTTCCATCTCTTCTCAAAGAATCTTCATTAAATGTAATTGCATTAACCCAATTATTGTTATTATCTAAATATTCAACAGACCATCTTTTAGGAATACTTGATTTATTCTTATCTCCTAATGGATCGACTATAACCTGACCATCTTGATTTTTTAAATTTGATAAAGATGTTTTTGCAAGATTAGTTTGCATTTTAACTACTATTCTATTACAAGCAACATCTTCTTTATATACTATAAATGGAGACACATCTGTTATTTCATATCCAATAGAATTAGGATCTGTTCTTTTAGATACCCCTCGCTCAATATTATCTTCAAGTCTAAAAGAATTCCAATACTTAAACACATCATTTTTAGATGCTAAATAATATCTTGGTCTTTCTCCAGACTTAACCTCATCTATATATTTTCCCGTATCAAAAAACAATGGCTTATTAATACCTGACCTAGGTCTAAATGAATTAAAACATTGCTTTAAATCGTAATACAAACTTCTATTAACATCTACAGTTGAAAATGCTACAGGATTATCTTCCTCATCCAACAAAGTTTCCGAGGTAATTGTAGACGTAATAGCATCTGTATAATAATCTCCTAAATCTTGTTGATCATAAGATAATGGCAATGTGTTATATATTGTTTGAGTACCTGGCCTATATCTATAATTTCCATAGTTCTCAATATTTTCAAAATCATTCAAATTCCATTCTGCAATAACTAAAGACTCAGTCTTTATAGTATTATTAGTTTCTATATAATTTTTTAAATCTGAATCTGTAAACATTAAACTTCCTCAACTGATAATGATATATTCCAAAAATCAAAATTTGAACCGCCACGCTTTACTATATTAAAACTAAAAGAAGAAAAATAAACTTCAACAATATCATTATATTGATTCAAATGATTATACTCATCATTTTGATCTGCAAACTTATCATGTCTATCATATGACATAAACATATAAAAAGATCCTGGGTGATCTTCATACCACTTTACTATGTCAACACCTCCAGCACCACCATCAACAGTATATTCAGTTAGTCCAGAGGTTGGGTTTCCGTACACATTAAAGTTAGGATCTCCATTATATGATCTAGATGGAAGCATGTCCCAATCCCATGAAATATTAAGTTTATCTGCTATATGATATGAACGCATATTTCCATTAATCATTCTTTTTCTATTTTCAATTCTATTTTGACCCACGGCTATTTCACTTCTATTATGATCAGATAAGATAATAAAGTCAGAACCTTCTGTTCCATTTGGAACTACAAGACCACTACTTAAGATACCAGAGTTATTAGACCATGCTATAGCCTGTGGCCTTGCATAAGCCCATCTATTTTGCATATACGCAGAAGTAGCCATTAGAATCTATTTCTCCTTATTTCTCTTCCCTGAGTCATTTTAATCTTGTTAATTACAACATCTGCAATTTCATTTGGAGACGATGTAGTATTAGGTACATTAACGTTTACACTATAATTATACACTGGTGAAGATATATTAGACACAACATTGTTAGGAGAATTCAATGTTGTTTCTGGCATTGCAAATGATCCAGCACCAGGAAATACATTTCCATTTAAAGCATTTAATAAAGGCATGTTTGCTTGAGCAACAGATTTTCTAACTACGAATTCTCCAGGTGTTAATAATGCTGGGACTTTGTCTGATAGACCCATACCTGGAACAATGCTTCCCATAGCCATTCTTAGGGCTGGAGGAGGCTCTTTAGAGCCACGGTAGACACTTCCACCATATGCAAAGGTCTTAACTTCTCCACCAGTGTTATATGAGCCAAATTTTGCTCCCCAATTTCTTTGGGCAATTGCTTTTGCTATTTCATATTGTGCAAATAGTTTTTTCCTTAAAGACTCAGCAACTCCTACTTGCTCAGCCATTTTTGCAGTTTGTTTAGCAGTTTGCTCTGCTATTTGATCATTAATAAGTTGAACATTTTGTTGTAGTAAATATTTTTCTTCTTCTTTTAAATAAATTTGATCTTGTAATCCAAGTATCTGTTGGTCTCTTTGATACATTCTTTCTTGAATTACATCTATGCTTGCTTCTATCTGCTCTTTAGTCATTAACTGACCATTTACTAATGCACCAATACTTGCTATTTCTTGATCCCTTTGTAACTCCAACGCTACCCTTGCATCTTCTACTTGTGCTGAAGCAAAATTTCCTGTCATTGATGCTGCTGCAGATGCTGCTGCACCAAAATCTCCAGAAACTAGGGCACTAGATAAAGATATCCTATCTTGTGTTTGTTGAGTTATCCTATCGTTAATCTTAGATACTTTATTTAATGATTCAAATCTTAAATTATATTGATCATTAACCTCTTTTTCTTTTTTAGTTATAGACTCTAACGCTCTTTGTCTAACACCAATATCTCTTTGATCTAATTCATTTTTCCTTCTAATAGTAGATATCTGTCTATCAATAGCACTAATTGTTCTATCAATAAATTCTATTTGTTTGTTATATGAGTCTATTGCTACTTGTCTAGGATCTTTATATATATTAGCAAGAACCTTAGACTTGTCTGCTTCGTCATTTAATTTTTTAATCAAATCACCTGATTTTTTAGCAAGCAAAGCCTTTGCCTCTGCGGCACTTAGTGTTGCAGCAATTTCTGGTCTTAGTCCAACAGCAATAAGTTTTTGTGATGCTCCTATTAAAGTATTAGTATCTGCAATTTGATCTTTTATTGCTTTTAATGGATCTTCTCCACTACCACCATCTCCACCGCCCTGCTGCATTCCTGCTCCAGCACTTTCCCCTTCTTTACTTAAAATGTCATATGCTTGAACTAATGCACTCATACCAACATTAGCACCAGACTTTGCCTTTTCAATAATTGCCAATGCAGATGCGACTTGTGGATTTGAAACACCCATAGTTATTATTGCATTTAAATCTAAATCTTCAAACTTATTTCCAGTTGAAAGATAATGCTCTAATAATTGTTTTGCTATAGCATTATCTCCAAGATAAGTAGTAATAACATTCATAGCAACTTCTTTAGTAATATTTTTTTGTTTTGACAAATAATCTAATGCTTCCTGTGATTTAGTTGCTTGAATTGTAAATGATTCTAATTTTTTAGGATCTCCAATTAGTGTTGCAATATCAACATCTGTTTTAAATTTTTCTGGAACAGCAGATAGTCTATCAAGTGCTTCTTGATAATTCTGAATTTCAAAAACAGACTTTCCAAGTATATTACCTAAATCTCCCCCAAGTGTAAAATACTCTTCTATTGTATAAAGTGTAGTTGGATCTAAAGCAAATAAATCTGAAAGTCTTTCTGCTGCAAGATCTGCTTTTTCTAATGATGATAATGCTAAACTTAATTCTGGAGACAAAGTTTCTAATGCAGTTTGTGCTGCTAATCCTTTTTCTGTTTGTGCTGTAGGAAGTGTTTGAGTAACTCCATATCTTTCTACCTGAGTTGTTCCAGAACCACCTCTAGAAACCTTATCTTGAAAACCTCTTATTTTTGCAGCATCTTCTGGAGAAAAGTTTTCTAACTTTGTTTCAAAACTTGTTTTAACTTCATTTCTAAACTCATCTACTGCATTTTTCATTCCCTCTGTATCATTAATAAATTTTTCAGAAAGAGCCGTCATTGCATCTTTTGTTACATTTACAGAATCTAAAGTTATCATTGTTTTCTTATTTATAAATTCACTGTAGGTAATATTTCCGCTTTCTAATTCTAGTTTTAATAAATCTAATTGTTCTTTAGTAATTTCTAATGTTTGAAGTGCTTGAGTGGCAATAGTCTTAGAGAATATAGAGTCTGCTCCACCACCAAACATATTTGCTGACATTTTTTGGAATATATTAGTTTTTGACCATTGCTCTGCAACTATTTTTTCAGTAGCAGCAATATCTAATTTAGGTTTAATTAAAGCATTTACCTGTAATATATTATCTGCTAAGTCTTCACCATTTGGTCCAGCCAGTCTGGATATTTTTGCAGCAATATTAACTCCTATACTTTGATCATTTAATTGAGTTCCTATGTCCATAGCAATTGCTCTTGCTTCTTCTGCAGTAATTGACTTAGTTACTACCCCTCTTAATAATTGATTTAATATAGCATCATTTCTTGATTGTGTACCCCCAGTTTTTGATACTGTTTGAAGATCAGCAAGCATTTGTTTACCAGCATCTCCTTGAAGAAATTGTGTACTAAACTGTTTTGCCTCTTCTGATACTGGTCCGCCAGTAACAAGTTCTGCTCTTCTGCTTGCTAGTTGTTGTTGAACATTTTCTCTTCCAAAACTTTCAGCAAATTTAGACATCTTATCTGAAGATCCATACAATGCTTCTACATATTTTTTACCAGACTCTGAAATTTCCTTACCAGTTTTATTCATAGAGTAAACCAAGGTAGCAACAGAAGCACCTATAGATAACCATGAACCTGCAGCAAGTCCTAAAATTTTAGTTGCCAATAATGCTTTTGCTCCTAACTTGCCAGTTGCAGTTCCTGCTGTTTTTGCTGCCTCTGCAAGTATTTTTGAATTACCAGTTACTTTATTAAACGCTACTGTAGCAAGTTTTGATGCTGCAGTCCAAGCAACAGTACTTGCAACCATTCCACCTATTGGTCCTAATGTGTCATACATAGCCATTGCTGGTACTTGTGATGCTATTCCAGCGACTGCACCTACAGCACCTGCTCCTCTAACCATACCTTTAGGCATTGCACCACCAATTTTAAGTCCTAATGCCTGTACTGCTTGTGGTGTGGTTGATCCAGGATTATTTTTCTTATAATCAATAACTTGTTGTACTTCTCCACCTGTTAAAAAGTATTGCATTCCTTTAACTTTTCCACCAACATTTAATTTTTGTGAGTTAATAGAATGTAACAAACCTAAATTATTTTTTGTTGCTTGTTTATTTACAACAAATTCTCCAGGGGTAAGCATCGCTGGAACAGTATCTGTATTCCCACTACCAGGAACTATATTACCTTTATTAAATGCTTTAATAGGACTAGATACATTTGAACCAGTATATTCATTTCTAGTATAAACATTTGCTCTCATATCAGGATCTACATCTACCCAGTCATATTGACTAGTTCTAGTATTTAGTCCACTGCCTGTATTGTATGAACCCATTCTTTGCATTCTAAGTCTTCCGTTATTATTAAATAGCCAGGCTTCATATGGAACACCACCATCTGGAGAAACTAAATAAATACCATCCTTGTAATTAGGATTTTCAAACACATCTTTCATTCTTGAATTTTTACCAAATATAGGCTTTATATTAGTTCTTGGAGTTGGAACTCTTAAACCAAAAGCACCTAGAGCATCATCAGCATTTAATCCCATTGCCTTTGCTATTCCTTTTGCAATTCCACCCTTGTTAGCAAAGGCCATTCTTCCACCACTACGTCTTAAATCTAAGATTTGTTTAACTTTAGTACCATAAAAAGCCAATCTATTTTGAGAACCTATCTTACCTTCTATTGACTGTTGAATATTTCCATTTTTATCTAATATTTTTTCCCAAATGCCTTGTCTTTTAAGTGGATCAGATGTATCGTGACCATTAGCCTCTAGAAGTATTCTCCATAATTTCTTTCCCTTAGCACCTTCATTTCCATCTAATATTGTTTGTAAATTTATTCCGTTATTTGTTGCGTATTCTTTTATAGCGGCACTTTCTTTAAAAAATTTTACTAAATCTTGAACTCTTGGTGCTCTTTGATTTGAAAAAGTTCTAATCTCACCAGTGAAAGCAGTTAACCTTCCACCATCTACCTTATCAAATTCTTGCATTGCTACATCATACAATGATTCAAACCTTGTACTATTAGATTTAAAATCATCAGTAATCATAGTATCCCCAAGTGCAGATAACTGTTTAAGGAGACTTTCATATGCTTTAGGAAGGGCTTTTTCATAAGATTTGCCATACGCTAGCCTTCCTTTTGGATTATCTGCTGCAACAAAATCTAAGTATCTAGAGAATTGTGCATCTTGATAATCAAAAATATCTAAACCTGTTTTTTGAATTTCTGCAAACAATTGTGATGCTGGAACACCCTGACCACGCATCATATTGTTAGTATCTGCATTAAGTCTAATTACTCTGTTGCTTAATTCTTGTACAGGAATTCCAGTTTTTGAAAAATCAAAATCAGACCAACTTTTAACTTTTACAATTCTTGGTGCAGTAGTATGTGCAGCATTAGGCTTAGATAAACCCATACCTTTAAAGAAATTATTTTTATTTGCATCATCAGTTAGATTTAATTTTACTGCCATGTCTTTTACATGTTGACTTTTCATTCTTTTTTCATTATGTTTATTTTGAAAAGATTGGGCTAACTTACCTAATTCTTGTACTCCCTTTTCATCAATGCCATACTTTGTATATTGATCAAATAATACTTTTAGTTGTTTATAACTTGTCTTTTTTATGTTTCCTTGATGTTTTCCACCAGAAAAATTTAAACCGTATTGTCTAACAAACATGTCATATGTATATTCACCTGGATCTCCATAAAACATCTTTCCTACATTTGCTACCCCGCCACCTTTGTTATATCTTTGTGCATTAATAGCACTTAGTAGCCCAACGTTATTCTTTGTTGCTTCTTTGTTTACAACAAACTCTCCAGGAGTAAGCATCGCTGGGACTGTATCAGTATTACCACTACCAGGAACCATGTTTCCTTGGTTTAATGAAAATACTTTTCCACCTTTATTTCTACGTAATATTCTTTTACTCGCTGGTGCATTTTTTGATAACTCACTTGCAGCAGCACCTGTAGCAAAAAACGTTGACTGAACATTCTTTGCAGCAACTTGTTGTGCAATTAATCTTTGATATGAAAGAGTTAGATTATCTATTGCTAATTTTGCATTATTTGCACTACCAACCTGTCTAAGTAATGCTTCGTTTGCAAACGATGTTGCACTACCTAATTGTCTTGCTGCATTTGCTGCATCAATTTCTGAAAGACTTAAATATTTTCCAGACTCGGTTAAAGATTTAATTGCTGCAAGAGGACCTTTTCGTAGCAAAGTTACTCCAAGCATTGTTATACTTTGACCCATTTTTGCTAATGTTCCTATTAAGTTTGCAAACAAACCAAACATCATAGTTGCTGCTGGAATCAATAATCCAGTAATAACAGTTGCTAAGGCTGCAAAATTTTTAACACCTTCTGGTAATCTATTAAACCATTCAACTATTTTAGTTAAAAAATTAACTATAGGAATAGCCATCTTAGTAAACAACTCTCCTATAGGTGCTATTGCTAATTTTAATTTTTCTATTGCTGAAACTAATTGAACACTAAATGCTTGTTCTACTACCTTTAATTCTTTTTCAGCACTGGATGCTAGTTGCTCTGTTGTATATCCCATGGTTGCAATAACCTGTTGTGCTTGAGATCCATCTCTAATAATGTTTTCAAACAAAGCACCAAGTCTTGCATATTGGTATTTACCAAATAGTGTTTCTAAAACTTGTTGTTGTTGAAACTCACCTAATGTTTCAAGTGCTTTAGAAAATGTTGTAACAATTCCCATCAAGTCACCTTGGTTTTGCTGAACTATTGCATTTATATTTATTCCTAAATCCCCAAGTTGTTTAGTTGCTTCTTTACTTGGGTTAATTAAAGATCCAAGACCTGATTTAAGAGCGTTAGAGCCTTGCTCTGCCGACACTCCACCTTCTTGCATTGCTGCTAAAAATACTGTTAAATCTTTTACATCTCCACCAAGTCCTTTAATTACTGGTGCCACACGAGGAATAGCAGATGCTATATCCTGTAAACTAACAACTGTTTGGTTTTCAACCATGTTTAAAAAGTTAATAGTGTCTGCTAATTCTTGACCAGATAATCTAAAAGCACTTTGTAGTGCGATTGTTGTTTCAAGTGCAGAGTTTTGATCCATTTGACCAAGGGTTGCTAATCTAGTAGATTCTCTTACAGCGTCTGTTAACTCACCATTTCTTCTACCTGCTGCTGCTGCTTGTGCTGCTAGCGACATAGTATCTTTTGCTGCTATACCATATTTTGTAAATTCTTTAGATAATCCTTCTACTGCTTTTAAATTACTTTCTAATTCCATTGGAGTTGTAAATATATCTCCATATACCTTTTTAAATGCTACCGCTTGCATTTCTAAATCTCTAAATACTCTTCCTGCAGTTGCACCAAATATAGTTAAAGGAACTGTAAAACCAACCATAAGTTGTCTACCAGCCCACTGTACGTTTTTACCAAAATTAATTAATTGAGTTGTACCTTGTCTAAACATAGAACCAAGGATTTGTGTTCTTTGAGATGCTATAGAGAGTTCTGAAGAAAATGCTGTTAAAGGTCTTATTGCAAGTGCATCCTGCATACCTTTTGATGCTTTGCCAGTTGCAATAAACTGAGTTTGCATTGTACGTGCACGTTCTGATGCCAAGGCAAATGTCTCTGCAGCAATTGCACTTCTTTTATTAAAGGCTGCACTAAAAAATTGACCTAATGTTGCTTGACCTTTTCTTAGTGTTGAATCAAGAGCATTAGCAGAAGTTTGCATTCTAACAACTTCAGCACGAAACGTTCCAGTTCTATTTACAGCATCAGCAAGGCTATCTGCAAATGCTCTAGATGCTTGATTTTGTATCTTTTGACTTTTATTAAGAGTAAGATTAAAAGCATTTATTTGTTGCTGTAATTTTCTAAGTTCAGCAGCAGCACCACTGGTATTAATATCAACATCAATACTAGTTTTAATAATCTCTGCCACTAATCAATCACCTCGTAGTCTAAGCCCTCACCAATTCCAAAACCAGCCCTTTTTGCAGCCGCTCCACTTAACGACACTATATCGTTAGGGTTTTTTGTTTTGCCCTTGCTAAAAGCCTTGGCCTTTATTTTTTCCCAAGCCTCTTGACCTTCGGACGAATTATTTTTATCTATATCAACACCCTGTATTGCAGCAAAGAATTTTTTGTTCTCGTACTGCTCTTTACTGTGTGATCCTAGTATTGCTACTAGTTCTGGTATCGATATGTTTTCTTCTAGTTCTTCGTAATTTTTCCAAAGACCTAAAAGAAATACTTTAGATTCCAACTCGGCTAGATCTAGTTCGTCCCAACTAGAGCCGCCGCTAGTGCGTTTGGGTCGTTCAACTTAATCCCAGCAGCCACTTCAATTATTTTATATACAGTAGGCAAATCAATAACATCTTCTAATTTAGCCTTATCTGCTAATTCTGGTTTGTACTGCTTCATTGCTATAACTGCACAATCTAACAGTAAATCCATTGATTTAATGTTATCTTCTGATATTGTTTCATCAGAAATCTTTTGAAACTCTTTCATAAAATCCCTTAAAATTTTGATTTTAAGCGGTCTCATTTCTACCTTAGTTCCATCTTGTAGTTCAATTTCTACAACTTCGTAAACACTTGTTGCCATTTATCCTCCTATGGATATAATAAAATTATAGCACAAAACCCACCCCCAAAGGGAGTGGGCTAAGTGTTTATGAATTTATCTTAAACGGTACGATCAACAATTTTTCCGTAAGATCCGTTTGCTGCTGAGAGCAATCGGAATGTTACTTCGAACATTGATGGTGCATCACGTTTTGCTGAAACTGTTACATTTTCAATTGAAAGTGCACGGTTTGCAACATAGATACGTTCTTTAGTTGTGTTTGGGTCACCAGTTCCTGGACCAACTGCAGCGATTGCTCGCTCCAATGGTACGTCTCCGATATCTCCAGACAATAACTCAAGTGTTTGACCATTAGATGTAGTTGAGTTGCCTGTTAGGTCAGCATCATCTCCTGCAATTGCAGTTACAAGGTTTTCCAAAGTTGCTTCACCAAATGCGGTGACTAAACTTACGGTCATTCCTTGCTTGTACAAACGAGCAACGTCTAGT